TGGTGATCTACCTACTGATAGGCGGCAACGCCTATCTACACAAGGTGCGGGACAGCTACGGGCGCGTTGTGTCGCTGTACCCCTATCACATAGACAACATCAAGCCAGTCCCGTCACCCACGCAGTGGATAGATCATTTCATCTACTCGATTGGTGCTGAGGTTGGCAGGCAGATAAGCCCTGACGACATCATACACTGTAAGTGGCCATCGGTCAACCCCGCAGCCCCGTGGGAAGGCCTCGCCCCGATTCTTGCGTTGTCTCGCGAGATAGACACCATCAACGAGGCGATACGGTATCAGTACGCTCTATTGAAGAACGATGCAGTCCCACAGACAGTCTTCAGCTTCCCCGCTGGAGCCGATGTACATGACGACGACCTACGGCAGTTCAAGGCAGCAGCGCGGCAAGGGTTCGGCGGCGATGGTCGTGGTTCAGTAGCTGTACTGCGCGGTGGCATGACAGTGCAGCGTATCGGGTTGGACTTCCAAGAGCTTGCTCTTGACGCACTCTCAAAAGTGCCAGAGACCCGTATCGCTGCGGGCTTCGCTATCCCCCCGATCGTCGCGGGACTGAGCGCAGGACTGGATACTGCTACCTACAGCAACTACGCGCAAGCCCGCCAGCAGTGGGTGCAGAGCGTGCTGGTTCCGTTGTGGCTACTCATCGCCGATACTCTATCGCAAGGGCTGATTCCAGCGAAGCATCCGAAGGGTGCAAGGATAGTGCCGGACTTATCCAAGATCGTAGCACTACAAGCGAACGCAGATGAGTTGTCTAAGAGGACAGTAAACGAGTATAGGGTTGGGATTATCCGCAAGAGTGAAGCACGTACGAGGCTTGGACTGACCGCAGAAGAGGAGGACTCTGGGTTCGTGTACGACTATCCAAAGGTCGCAGGGGGCGAAGCCGAAGCAGGGGCAAAGGGGGTTGATACGCCTATCGCCGTTGTCACGCCGGATGGCTCCATCGCTTCCAGCCCGTTCGTCCTTCCGCAGAAACCATCACCCAACGGGAGACACTAAATGCAGATTCAGAACCAGCCGCCAGAGCGCAAGTCTTTTCAGGGGTACAGCGTCAAGGTTGTAGATCAACCACAAGGGATCATAGAGGCCGTTGTGAGTGTCTTCGGCAATGTGGATTCCGCAGGTGAGCGCATCCTCCCTGGAGCCTTTACGCAGTCGCTTATCCAGAAGCCACCGAAGGGGGTTTGGATGCACCAATGGGATCAGCCTATCGCAAAGACCATCGAGGCGCGTGAGCTACTGCCAGGAGACCCGCTACTCCCTGACGAGATCAGACTGCTTGGCGGGCTGTACATCAAAGGGCAGTTCAACCTCGGCACGCAGCGCGGGAGAGATGCCTTTTCGGATGTCGAGTTCGGGGTTGTTGACGAGTTCTCGATCGGCTACTCGGTCACAAAGCAAGTGGTCAACAAAGAGATGGGTTGCGTTGACCTTCTGGAGATGAAGCTCTACGAGTGGTCGCCAGTACTCATCGGCTGCAACCCCGCTACGCAGTTGGTGAGCGCGAAGGACTTGGGGGATACAGTGGCACGGGGAACGGATGTCGAGATCAAAGCCGGGGCCACGTTCAGTGCCAGCAACAAGAGCACGATCAAGACTGCCATCGCTTACGCGCAAGAGATAGTGGCCAGGTTGACAGCGATGCTGGGGGATGAAGAGGAGAGCAAAGAGGTTGAGAGCAAAGAGGTTGAGAGCAAAGAGGTTGAGAGCGATCCGAAGGAGTATGCTACCGACGACGTACAGATAAAAGCACGGCAAGGGTACAACAAGATGCTCAACAGCATGACCCTACAGAGCCAAGATAGATAACCACAAAAAGACCAACAACGAGGAGTGTAGAGAGATGTCTGAGACCACCCTGAACGTTGCAGAGCTTGGCAAGAAGCTCGCAGTAAAGACCGAAGAGACCCTTGCCTACTACAAGGATCACGACACGGGAACGAAAGACGAGAACGGGCTGCCGATCTTCAAGTCCAGTATCGACACCGACAAGATCAAAGCCTTTGAGTTGGAGCTTAGCGACCTGCGCACGCAGTACGACGGCGCACGCAAGGCAGCCAGCAACTACGACGCTCTGAGCGCGTATCACAGCAGCATGACCCAAGAAGTGAGTCGCCTCGCAACGCCACTCAGAGAGGCGCAGCCATCACAGGTGAAACTGCTTGGGGATGCGTTCGCGGAGACCATGCAAGCGAAAGGGCTGAAGCGGTTTGGCGTAGGACAGTCCGTTGATGTTGACGGGTATGACACCAAGACGTTGATGACTACATCGGCAGGGTTCCCGCCGTTTTCGCAGCGTACCGGCGATGTTGTCCCGTATGCCAATCGTCGTATCGTACTGACCGACATCATCCCCGGCAGCACGACCGATCAGAACGCCATCAAATACATCGAAGAGACGACGTTCACCAACGCCGCCGCAAGCCGTGCCGAAGGCGCTGCTCTTGCTGAATCGGCGTTGGCCTACACAGAGCGCACCGTGCCGATCGAAGACGTTGGGACGTGGATACCAGTCACCGACCGCCAGCTGGAAGATGTTGGCGAGGTAGCTGCCCTACTCAACAACAACCTCGACCTCATGGTGCGACTGAACGTCGAGTATCAAGCACTCAACGGGGACGGCAACACGCCAAACTTGGTTGGCATCCTGAACAAGTCTGGGGTTCTCACACAGGCCAAAGGGGCGGACGATGTGTTCACTGCGATTATGAAGGCGTTCACGAAAGTCAGCACTGGCGGTAGCTCTGCATCGGGGTCGGCTGAGGCATCGGCGATCGTTCTCAATCCGACAGACTGGCAGAACATCATCATCGTGAAAGATGCTGAGGGCCGGTTTATCTACGGCGACCCTGCATCCCCGAATGTCAACCGCACCATCTGGGGTGTGAACGTAGTCCAAACCAGCGCGATCGGTGCAGGCACTGCGTTGGTAGGTGACTTCGCTCTCTACTCGCGATTTGCGTATCGGCAAGGCGTGAAGGTGGAAGTGGGGTGGATCAACGATGACTTCACCAAAGGTCAGAAAGCTGTTCGCGCTGTGACACGGGTTGCGTTGGTGATCCGTCGCCCCGCTGCGTTCTGCAAGATCACAGGGCTGTGAGCAATGACGTAACGGCTGGGGTGGCCACACCCCAGCCACTACTACAAACCCTAACCGATAAGAGCTATGACACCTGGGAATATCATTGAGAACTCAAGCCCAATCGCTGGGGCCCATGCCAGCCTTTTTTCAGAGGCCGTTGGATCACCAGCAGTGGGTGCTACCGCAGCCGTTCGTGCTGCATACACGCTCGGAGCCACAGCCGCAGACGTGACCACCAGCATCACCAACCCTGATGTGCCGCGCAACCTCACCATCACTGGCAACGCCGGCGGGATCGCCGGAAACGTTGTCATCACTGGGACAGACTACGAGGGCGTAACGCTCACCGAAACCATCGCACTAAACGGGACAGCTACGGTCGTTGGGAGCAAGGCGTTCAAGACCGTGACCAGCATCAACTTCCCCGCAAAGACCAACGGGTCGGGGGATACCGTAGCTATCGGGACTGGCGCGAAGCTCGGGCTGTCACGACGGCTAAGCCGTAACACGATCCTTACTGCATACCTGAACGGGACAAAGGAGGGAACAGACCCAACGGTTGCCGTTAGTAGCAGCGTGATCGCGAGTAACACCGTGACGCTCAATAGCACTCTGAACGGCAACGCTGTGATCGTGGACTACTACGTGTAGAGCGATGCCGATAACCATCACGAAGGAGTCTGCGATGACGCAAGATTGGTACACAGTCAAAGAGCATATCTACGTGACCGCACAAGGGGTGATTGTCCCAGAGGCACACCCCGATGTGCATATGTTGCTCTTTAGCAAGGGGCAACGCATATCACTGGAGAAAGCGGTTGCGTGCGGTGTCTATGAAGAATCTGATGGGGTGGGAGCCGAAGGCAAAGCTATTGCTGCGCCACCTGCAACGAAGGCCGTAAAAACATCGAAGAACAAGTGAGTTGATAGGCGATGCCAACGTGGAACGATACGACACTCTGCACCCTGTCGGACGTTGAGAAGTACGTCACTGATTGGGGTATCCCTCTGATTAAAGCAGGGGGGGAGAAGCTGTTCATCGAGCGGAAGATCGCGTTGGTGAAAAGCGACTTCATCAAGCCTCGGCTGCAAGAGTTGTTCACGAAGGTCTATGCCGATACCGTGGGGCGATGGATAGAGCAAGCCACCAGCAAGCAGGATGACGACCGGATACGAGCAGCGCGATTCAGCGAGCAATCGGGGGCGGGTACGGTTCAGTCTTCAGCATCGGTGATTGCTGTACCATTCTTTTTTGACACCCTCTCCCAACAGGGGATGCCGCCCCGCACCTACTACAACAGCGGCACACCAACCGACGGGGTAAGTGGGACGTTCGCGGGGGCAGCTCCAAACGGTGCGTACTTGGTGGATTACCACAACGGGCAGCTCTACGTCAATAGCGGCACAACGGCATCGCCAGCATGGACGGCGTTTGTAGCAGAGGACTTGGTGGACAAGATCACCAACGCCAGCGTGCTGAAGCGTGCATCGGTAGCGGCTACGATATGGCTCTGTCTGGAAGATGGAGCGATGCGAGACAACGCAGCGTTTGCCCGCAACATGGAGATGGTTGGATCACTGGCGAAGCGATGGAAGTGTTACTACGATGAATGGCTCCAAGAGGATGTGACGCGGTTGCAGATAGATGTTAGCGGCAACGGTACGGTGAGCGAGTATGAGCGCACACGATTACGGAGGGCAACGTCGTGGATAGCCTAATCACGGCACACGCAGACACGCAGGAACTCGAGGTCGTGTTGCGGCGCATCGCCGCGTTTGCCGATCGCGAGGCTCTGGACATCGCAGCATCAGAGACCATCAGTGCGATAGATGGCAAGTCCCGAAGGGGTGTTGGCCCCGATGGGAGTTACTTCGGCGGATACATCAGTCGGCACAAGCAGAAGCGGGAGAAGGCCGGACTACAGACCGACCACGTTGATCTCCATTTCACCGATGCCATGATGCGATCACTGGAGCGGGTTGGGGATACGGTGACGTTTGGAAGCGAGCATCAACTACAAGCCGAGGGGCTACATGAGCGGTACGGGTTCATGGGTGTTGGTGGGGATACGGTCGAGGCAATCGAGCACCAGATAACAAGGGCGTTAGACCGTTCAGCATAGTCATGACAAAGAAGCAGATACAGCTACGGTGTCCAGCGTGCGACAGTGCGCATATCTCAAAGGCGTTAGTCAAGGGTGGGGTGACATGGCATGAGTGTGAGGAGTGCTACAGTATCTTCACCGATGCCACGCCACCACAGGTTGTAGGTGGGAGCGGCGCAGAAGAACGCAACATCCCAGGCGCACACAGCACAAGGCTCCTGCGTTTCACAGAGGCACTGCGAGGCGGTGCATCCCTACGACTACTCGACTACGGATGTGGTAGCGGTCAGTTTGTGGACTACGCCCGTAAGCAAGGGATAGAGGCCGAAGGATATGACCCCAACAACCCTGCGTTTGCGGCACTACCAACGGGGGTGTTTGACGGGGTTCTGATGGTTGAGGTTGTTGAACATCTCTCGCGACCGGATAGCTCTCTAACGGCTATCGCTGCGTTGATGAGTGAGTGTAGCATCCTGATGGTAGAGTCATCCTACCGAGACAATCAGAGCGTAAGCGACCTGATGGACTGGGAGTATGTAGATACTGGCATCGGTCACGTGACGATCTACACCGTACAAGGGATAACGAGAGCAATGCGCCGTGCAGGGTTGATCCTGGTTCGGTGGCTGAACCAGAACGTGAGTTTGTGGCGGTTGGCACCGAACCAAGACGAGTTTCCTGCGAGCCTATCTACTGAGCAAGTGAAGGAGTCTCTCGCCACCGCGTTAGGTGGAGATAGGGAGGGTGATGAGTAGTGCCGAACTATGCAGACTTCGCAAACCTATCGCTTCCTGATTCGCCGCTGAACGTTGCGGTGCGGGCACTGATGGCACAGATCACCCTTGCTGAAGATGAGGACGGCAAAAGGCTGTTTCGCTCTGTGCGTGCAGGACTCGCCATTCCTCAAGGCTCACCGCAGCGCACTGAGGTTCCGATGTGCCGCGTGTGGCGCGACCGCTCCGAACGTATCGCAGAGAACGAGCAGTTTGTGGTGACTGACATCTTCCAAGACGTTGATCTG